TTACGAATGACCGCCCATCTAGTTTTGCGAATCCCTTCATCATTCGGCTTTTGTGATATAGCTCGTTTTATTATTTCAATACAACAAGCTACAGATTTACCAGAGCCAACAGGCCCTCGTATTCCTCTAAAGAAAGTATCGTCTTTTAAAAAGTGTTTTATTGTATCGCCGTCTGGCTTATAACTTAGTGATGCCATAATTAACTGCTAGTTCATATAGTTTTTCTCTAGCTTCTTCCGATAGAGATTCTATGATTCTATCAGCTTCGTGATTATTCACAAAGTCTTTTGGGTAATGTTTCATATGTTGTGATTTAACAACAGTACGAAGTGTTTCTATTTCTCTTATAGAATATTTAGTAAATATTGTCATACTTTTCTAAATCTCCTTACTTTTCTTGCGATTGACTTAGGTTGTTTACTAAACTGTTTTCCACTAGCTTTGTCTTGTCTTTTCTTTGCCGAAGTTCTCGCATATTCTTTTGATGATAAATTTTTAATAGCTTTTTCGGGTAAATACCTTTCACCTGTATCTGAAGATTTTTTACCTGATTTTGTACGCCATTTTTGTTTAGACCATTTGGATAACGAGTTGCTAGATTTTTTGCCACCCTTATAGCCACCACCTGCTTTTTTGTATGCTTTGACAGCCGCTTGTGCTTTTCTGCCAGACCATTGACCTGCGGCCGTTCCGTGAGATGCTTGTGCTTTTACACGAGCAACAATTCTTTTCCATAGAGAAGGATTTGATTTTGTAGCTGAACTCATAACTAATATATTTTTTTACCAAAGCCACCTTTTAAAATTCTATTAGATAATGGTACACCACTTCTACCACTACTACCTCTTCGTTTCTTCTTTTGTTTTTCTTTAAGTTTAGACTCCGCTACTTCTCCCTTAGTAAATCCCGGAAAATCTTCTTCTTTTCTAAATTTTATTTTAAATTTTCTTTTTTTTTGTATTTGTTTTAATTTTCTTTTTAGTTCACTTTGTTTCTTTTTTCGTGCTTCTTCTTCAAGTTCTTTTTTTAATTGTTCTCTAAACTTTGGACTTACCTTGTCTAATTGTTTTTCAATTTTACCTGCCTCCGTATCTCTACGAATTTCGTCAAAAACTTTTTTGTACTCCCTAGCCATTACTTTTTTCTCCTATTTGTACTACGACTAACAATTCGTAGATTACTTTTTTTATTATTACGAGGATTTCCATCCTTGTGGTCTATATCTTTATTATCATTTTTTTTAACTTTTTTCAATCGTAGTGCTAACCTTCGTACTTTGTTTCTATTAGCACGATCTTTTTTTGACGAAGATGAGGATTGGAACTTGTCGTATTCTTTTCGGTAATTACGCTTTGTCATTACTGTTCAAAATGTGTGCCTTTGCCATTTGGTAGGCCGTTTCTTTTGAATGACCTTTCATCATTTTGTATTCAGCGTAGTCTTTGATTTGTTTCATTCTGTGCAATTCAAGGTCTGCTTTTTCTGTGCGAACCATTGCTTCTGCTAATTTTGCACTTCTTCTTTGTGCTTTAGTTTCTTCTTTCTTTTCTACCTTTGGCACCAGATACCGTTGCTTTCTTTTTGTTTTTTAAATCTCTACGAGCTTTGAGTCGTGCTTTAATTTCTTTCATTTGCTCTCGCATTTTTTTTGCTCGTTCATTATCTTTTTCTGATTTACTTCTATTTAAAGCATCTATTTTTTCATTAAAAGAAAGTTTATCAAACTCTTTTTTTGGTAAGTTTGGTTTTGCTTTAACTTCAGGTTTGTCTGCCTTCTTTTTTATAGATGGTTTATTATCTTTTTCTATTCGTCTTTCTTTATCTGATGTAGATCGTTTATTATCTTTTTCTATTCTACGACCTTCTTTTGATCTAAAATCATCTGCTGTACCACCTTTAGGATTATTAGCAATAAGAAATACTCTACCTTTTGGTGCCATTTGAAGTTTATTATTTTTAAGTCTAGTAACAGTTTTATTACCTTTTTGCTGTGTCTGTCCAAACTCTTTATCATAAGACCTCCTACCCATTGCTCTAAGTTTATAGTTCGTAGGGTATTTACGAAGTGCTTGACTATATGTCATATTTCTAAATTCTTTCATAATGTTATTATTTCTTTTTTTTGTAGTTTGTCAACTATCGCAATATTCTTCTTGGTAAAAAATTGTTTACTCCCATTAAACTTGTTCGGGATCTTGGTCTATTTATACCTAATCTTTTTTTGGCAACAGGAGGTCGTGCTTTTACTTTTTGCATTTGTTTATATTGTTGATCTGATATCGGCCCACTACCATCTTTATTAAAACCATATTTAGGACTATACAATAGTATTGGTTTAGGAAACCCAAACATAGTGTGGTACTCTCGTTGCAATTTATTCATTTGAGATTGATCTTTAGGTTTTCTGTCTATGGCATATTTAAGTGCCATAGCAGAACGATTAAACATTGCAGGTATCATTAGCTTTTATTTTTTTTAGCTAAAGAAAGCACCTTTCTTTGTACGCTTTTAGATAAATCTTTAAAATGAAATAGCTTCTTACTAGAAGCGTTATGTGTTTTACCAGAGTGAAGATCACCATTAGGCATTTTATGAGAGCCACCTTTGTGAACTTTACCTGCTTTAGTATAATGTTTTACGCCTTTCATTAGTACCCCTTCTTCTTAGGTTTTTTCTTTTTCATTGGTGGTTTTGGCATTTTATATCCGGGCATTTTATTTACCTTTCTTTTTTTTATTTTTTAATCTGATTGACATTGCTTTTGCTTTACGCCTTGCATCAGCTTTACTAGATGCACCCCACGCCCTAAGTGATAAAAGTAAACGAGTTGGTCTACCTTTACTATCTTTTTCGGGGCCGGGCATATTTCCCATTCTAGCTAAGAAAGATGCTCGTCTTGGATTATCTCCTGACTTAACAGGTGCTTTTAATGTACCACCCGTTTGTTTCTTGTAAGATGCACGACCTTTTGCATTTAATCCTCCTTTAGGATTCTTACCTGCTTTCCGTGTCCAAGCGGGTGAAGGCATTAGAATATCACCCAGATCAAAATGTTAATTATTATGTATGTAGTCATAACCGAACCTTAACAGAAATAAAAAAAAAATGCAACGAACCTTGAAAGACTTTAATGAGTGAGTAGGACATATATACAGCCGAGCTATCTGTTTTCTGAACCCCCCTATGGTGAAATAGGGGGGACAAGAAAACACCATCTGGCTGAGTAATCATATGTGCGCAGATACAGAAAACCTTTTGACGACAAGGGCAGGGTTACTTCAAGTCTATGTTAATACTGAAATCTCCTTTGACCAAGTGCTGATGTTTATCTGGTGCTTTGAATCCTGCCCTGTCTAATATGTCCTTAGATGCTTCCAACTGTACATACTCCGACTTGGCTGAACTGCATAGGTCAAGTAGTCTATGTTGTGCTTTGACGGCGGACATACCAAGGTTCTTCTGAATCTGCTCAAACATATACTGCTGTACCTCTGGTTTTCGTAGCATACGGGAGGCACTTACTCTTGATGAATTTCCTTTGTATCCTGCGACTTTGGATGCTTCGGTTATAGTACAACCAGAGGCTACGAGCGTATCAACAAGTTTTCGGGCTTTCGGAGTAATCGTATTTGCTTTTTGTTTAGCAACGGACATACTCTTCATATATCAAGTGTCGTTGAAAAAGTCAACATACTCCGAAAGGCATTGTGTTATGACATATGATTACTCCCATAAAAAAAAGCCAAGTCCGACTACCCTGTGGTATAATTAATTGTTTTAGTTCATCAAGATATTTCGCAGTACTTTTTGATTTGATGTTCTCTTCATCGGACTTAGGCTCAAATGGTGCGACTTTGTTTGTGATGTAAACACATTGCCATTCACTTGTGTCCTTGTATCGCCAAACCATACTGTTACTACTATAATGGTCGCAGATAGCTGACGGCTCAGATTCGTTTCCTCAATTTGTATGACAATCTCTTTCCATTGAACATTCTGGGAATAGATAAACTGACGGAAATTTGTGCTCTTGGAAACGCTTCTGCTCCTTCGGCTGTAACATTCCACTACTTGGATTAACGGCAAATCATCAAGGAACATCAGTTGAATGGTTCTAAATCAGATGCTATCCCCATATATAGGGTGTGGGTGTTGGGGGGCGTTCATTAAAGTTAATATCTTTGTGAATGAGTTTTTGGCATCTGATTTAGACAATTTACTGTTCCTTTTTATTAGTTAATATCAAAATCATTATGCCACCATAGGATATGTGCTACACCTACAACAACGAATACATCTAAATAAATATTTGACTAACAATCCCATAGTCGTAGGTCAATCTTCCTGCATCTGGGGATGCAGTAAGATATGGATTTCTGAGGGAAATCCCCCTACTCCTTGGTTTGTTGCAAATATTTTTTTAGACAGGCCATCGTCGTGCCTTGGGATGGTGTATTGTTGTTGTAGGTGTAGACATATCCTATAAGGGTGGCGATTTTGATATTAACTAAAAAAAGGAGTAAATATGTCTAAATCAAATACACAAAAACTACATTCAAAAGATATTAACTTTAAATCACTTAAGTCGTGTGTGGAGGGGATAGCATCTGTTTTAGAACCATTCACCAATGATGAAGATGATTTGACCAAGCCTGTTAATCCAGGTAGTGTCAAGGTTACATCCTCAGAAATTGAGCAGAAGCGAATCCTACGAGCACTATGTAAATTTCCGACAAGTGTTATCTATTCCCATCAAGGTTCAATGGAAAGAAAGATTGAACAAATTGAGCGTAGGAAACAGAATCGTGAGCCTTACAGCTATCTGCAAGACCAAGTAGATAACAGTATAGTTTGGATTGAACGATACAAGGCACTACAAGATGAGATGGCCGCTGTGTTTACTAATATCACAAACGAAAGTCTTAAGTTTGAGCCTAAGTCCTCTGATGACGAGAACGAAGAATCAAATACAAAAAGATTAGATACTGCGAAAGAGTATCTTGAATCACTAAAAAAATAATAATTATAGGGTAGTCAGAAATGGCTACCCTTTTTTTATGGAGATAATCATATGTCTTTAATTGTTGATAAGCTAGTAGTCATTTTCATTCTAGTTGCTATTGTATATCTAAATCCTGTGTTCAATGGTATATCATTGTTTGCTTCAGGATTTGGTTTATACTATGGAATGAAAATGATACAGCAGTTAATCTGGTGGTTAGCTGAAAATACCGAGTAAGTAACGGAGTGTGGGACAAGTGGCAACCTTTTCACTATCATCAACCCACTCCCTGCACTTGCACCCATAATGCAGGACACACAGTTTCCTTCCCCATAATGTCCTGCAC